AGCATAGAGCTGTAAGTAAAATTACAATTAGTGCAAACAAATTTACCTTGTTTTTCTCTAATCATTTTATCTCCTATAATGTGTTATGCGATATATCCTATACACATAATTAACAATGTCAAATAAAAAAGCTGCACAAAACGGAGGAGTCTTATGCAGCTTCTTTTCATCACACATTATATAGTTCTTTATTTTTAATTAAGGTCGTAAAATAAAGAATCTTGAAAAAGGTAGTTTTATTGTTTCTTTTTCAACACCAGTTATCGCATATGATCACATATGTGTCAATTTTTATTTACATAAAGATAAACTAACAGCGTAATAAATCCTATAATTGAGGCACACAATATAACAATACCGATCCATTCCCATATTTTTCTGATAAGTTCTTGGCGTTCATAAATGTCTTGTTGACGTTTTTTTCTGATCTCCCCTTCCATTTTAAGGATCTCATTCCATGAATTACTTCCATAGTGAAAATTTATAAACGTCTTAAGCTCTTGTCTTTGCTGTTCCAGTTTCTTTTTAGCTGTAAAAGCTTCGATGGCCGAGGCTTCTATTTCTTTGCCCTTGAATAATTTTTGTAGAGCTGAAGCATTCTTCGTGGTCTTCTCAGCGTTGTCCACATCACTCAGGGCTCCCATCCAGCGTGACAGGTCTTTTCCCATAGATTCTATATCTTTTCCGACTGCGAAACCATTTTTGATTGCGGTGAAAGCGGATTTAGCAACACTTAAAGCCGCGGTAATCGTTACAGGGTCCATTTGTAACCTTTCTGCGGTTGTTATGATTCGATTATAACTTTTTTTAATGTCAAGTCTATTAATTTATAAAAAGTTATTTATAGTTAAAGGTTTATGAATCAAGTTTTCAGAGGAGAGCCGTGTGTCATTTGCCATCAATGTGGTCGAAAAAAGTATTCAAGCGGTTGTACCTGTCACAAAATACAAAGGAAAGTAGCCCATGTCATTAGAACAAAAGGAAGAGGAAAAGATGAACATACCAAATCACACAAAATTACCAAACCGTAGGCCGTGTATCACAACTGATGTAGGAGAGGGCATTGCCATAACAGTCTCGTATCATCCTGACACAGAAGAACCAGTAGAGCTGTTTGTAACGAGCAGAGGCAAGAAAGCGTCAGACGGGCCCATGACGGACGCTTTATATAATTTGGGCGTTACGGCCTCTAAATTGATGCAGAAAGAAGGTTTTCATTCGGCTGATACAGCTGACTGACTTTTTCGCTTCATGTGAGCGTCAACCATCTCTTCAACTCTAGCCTGATCTTCTGACTTATACTGTGAGAAGATGTGTCTCAGCTGGCCGCCAATGGTACGTCCCTCTGTTTTTGCGATAACTTTTATCTTTTCATACACATCTTTTGGCACAAGAACGCTTTTCCACTTGTTTGTATCCATGTAAACCTCGTTTTTTCTAAGATATTATGCGATTTTACAAGATATTACAAGAAAAAGGTTGCAATTAACTATTTTATTTGGTAATTTTTAAGTCTCTCAATTTTTCTCCTTTTTAGTATTGAAATTTTTTGAGGGGTGTAAATGGTAAAAAGGCTCAAGATTTGCTCTGAGCCTTTTACTTTTGGAGGATAGTTATGCGATTTTACTCACATTCGCCCCATGAAGGTCCCACTTCCACATCGACCTTACTAGGGACATTTAATTTTACCGCGTCTTCCATGATAGATGCAACCTTTTTTGTCTCATCTGTTGAAGTAAATGATACGGCTATCTCGTCATGTATTTGAATTAGCGGGATAATTCCCTCAGAATAAATATTTACCATAGCTTGCTTTGTCATGTCAGCTGCGGACGCTTGGATCAGTCTGTTAAGAGCTTTATAGGTGTAAGCTCGCTTTAATCTTGTCGTTGGGCCATACTCATTGACGGCTTCTTTATAAGGCAGAGCCTTGTTCATAGCAAAGGTATCAGGCTCCCAAAGGTCAAATCTGCACTTACGACCGAGTATAGAGCGAATCGAACCTGAGCTAGTGCGATTGTTCAGCTTATTCATGACGCCGTTCATTAAAAATTTTACGAACGGGACTTTGTCATGGTATTGTTGTATTAATGTTTTAGCTTCATCTACAGGTATATCTAATTGATCTGACAGCTTATTTACGCCCATACCATAAATCAAACCTAAGTTAATCGTTTTGGCTTGCTTTCTAGGTATTTTTGCCATTTCAGCGACCATCGTATGAAAATCCATGTCAGGATCGTTGATGTAACCATCGACAAATTCGTTGACGCCTTTCATGTCTTGGTTTTGTGAACGGGCGAAAGCATGAGCATAATGAACCAAGATCCGTGGTTCCTGTTGCGAGTAATCTAAACTAGCCCACTTAGCTCCTTCTTCAGGTAAAAACAAGGAGCGTATCATCGGCCCCAGCTGTGGATCACGAGCCGGTATCTGCTGTAGGTTAGGATGGTTCATGCTGATACGTCCTGAAACTGTACCGCCATCGTCTGATCTAATCTGATTGATGTGTCCATGTATACGTCCTTGAGGCGTGGTATACTTCATAATGGTACTGATAAAAGTTCCGTGTGTCTTGTTGAGCTCACGGCATCTAAGGATCAGCTTTGGTAGTTCGTGTGTATGTTCTGCAAGGAACGCTTTCGTGAAACTTGGCGCACCTTTGTCGGTCTTTGGATACGGTAGGCTGACGCTATCAAAGGCCTTGGCAAGCGAAGCAGCTGCCCATATCTCTACGTTTTGATCGGTAAGATCCTTGATCCGTGAATAAACTTTCTTTTCTTCTTTGAGCAGATAGTCTCTTGTACGCTCTACACGGTTTGTATCAATACGAACGCCTTTCCATGTCATGTCGATAAGAACCGGTAACACGCCCAGCTCAAGGTCAACGATTGATTGTAGGTCTTCTTTTTGTATAAGAGCCTTGAAACAATTCCAAAGTTCTAAGGTTACTTCGGCGTCAGTCTCTGCATAGGGACCAACATACATAGATGGTAGCTTCCACAGCTCTGCTTTGGGATCAACACCAAACTCCTGTGCTGCTTCAGTCAATCCTTTCTCTGACTTAGTCTTTGATATGTAGTCGTAGGCTAGTGCGTTGAGGCTGTAGCTAAACCTGTTCTCATCAAGCAGAGATGCGATAACCATAGTATCAATGATACGGCCATTGATTTTAAAACCCGTGCGACGTAGCCAACCGGCATCGTACTGTGCGTTATGCATGATTTTATCAGCGGGGCTTTCGCAGACCTTCTTCATCCAGTTGTTGACGATACGTTCATCAAGGTTACCGCCACCAAGATGTTTGATCGGCACATAACATTTAAAACCATCGACAGCTACGGCGTAGCCTACAATCTCTCCGTTGCCTGTAGGCCAACCTGGACCGCTACCTTTGATATCGGGATCTTTGGTCTCGACATCGATTGCGATGGTCTTGGCTGAAGACAGATCAGGAAGTTGCTCAGGTGGTATCCACTCGCTTTTCGGTGTAAACATTGCCATTTGTAGTGTCATAATAGTCCTATAGTTTGTTAACTTTAATACATTCGCCTAATACAATGTTGTGATAATGTGGTAATTCTTTTGCCCGATAGTAGATCAATCTCATCTGACACTCTCGCTTTGTTTCAAACTCCCAATCAAACATATGTGTAAAACAAGCTTGTTTAGCTTGCCCGTTTGATATCCATGCGGCACATATAAGTGCCATTGCTTTAAACATTACTCTCTACCTCTATTAGTTTAGCCAAGTACCATTGAGCTTTTTTTAAATCTTCTACACCGTTTTTGTGTTTATAACGTATAAGATATTTCATTATATTACCTTTTAGATAATCTGCAAACCCAGCACCCAACCCAGCTTGTATGACATGAATAGCTTCGACAGCGTTCTGCTTGTAGTGTGGCGGATGGTTTACCGTTTCATCTTGTTTTCGTATCATGTCTCCTACCTCTCTGTACTTGTCTCGTATCATTTCTCTGTATGGTTTGTGGTCATCATACTTCATAATTTAACGTCAGCTCCTCATCTTTTTTAATCGGTCTCTTTGTAATTA